CACACCGCCGGCAACATTGACACCATTCTTTGGTGTCATTATGGGTGACACACTATATACTGGCACACCCAGCGATGGCACAGTGACCAACAGTAAAATTGCCAATGGTACTATTGGTTATAACAAGTTTTCAACGACTACTCAAGCAACGTTGACAGCTAATCAAATCATATTTGGAGTTTAAGAAATGGCACGACAACGAGTTAATAATTACGTTTTTACCCCTAGCACTGCTGGTGTAGGCACCGTCAAAATAGTAGGCCGGGTAAATTTGCCTGAATTCCTTGCCATTTATAACACAACAGACGGTATCTGCATCTACAATTTTGGTGATCCTTCGTTAGGCGGCACAGTGGCCTGGACAGCAGGCCCAACCAACGACTTCCCTGCAGCCTACGATGGTGTTACAACACTTACCTTGGACACTGATACTTCTGCCATGGATCCCAATGACAAGTTGGCTATCTGGGTAGAAAACGCTGAGATGATTGTACAACCGTGGAGTTTTGGTCTAGACGCAATTGGACGTGAACGAATCAGTAACCCACAGGCCCTAATTGACGCTGACTTTGAATATGGTCTGCAAAATACCAAGTGGCAAAACTTTGCTACTATTAACAATATTCCAGCTTTCTATGAAGACATTGGTGCAGACATTGTAATCAATACCAATGGTTATGCTACAATGTTAGCGGGCGATGACCAAATCACCAGCAACGTAGATACCAGTGTGAGACTGCAAAACCAAAGTACAGCACAGTGGGTAGCCAATGATTTTGCGTTGATTATTAGTCAAACACAGGGCAACGTGACTCCGTTTGTAAGCACTAGATTGACAGCCAATGTCAACAGTTCGGCTGAACGAACTTTCACTGTGGCCAGCACTACTGGGTTAAGCGTAGGCGACAACTTGATCATTATTGGAAATCCTGGTACAGGTGGTACCACAGTTGCAGTGGCCAACATTACCAGCGTGGCTACTACTACTGTTAACGTGGCCAACGTAACTGCTGCTGGTATTTCGGACGGTAGCTATATCATAGTTGAAACAGATACAGCCAATGTTTATGAAGTAATGTCTGTGACTAACGTGGCAGGCAACGCTCTCACAGTGGTTCGACAGTCAAACCAGTCCAACGGTGGATCAGCTAACATTACCATTGGCAATGACGTTTATGCAGTAAACAACATTGAAATAGCCAGAGTTTATGAAGTAACCAATGGTACAACTTTGCAGCTTACACGAGGATGGTACAACACAAGTCCAGCTAATGCTTTTGTCACTGGCTCAGTGATGCAACGCCTAAGTAGCAACGTAGAACTGGTTAATATGAGTGCAGTTAGTACAGCAGTCAACGGAACACAAACAATTGCTCGTGGTCAGTTTAATACCACAGCATTGGCTGCTGCTGGGGTTGGATCTCCTGTGATCCGCATGACAGGCATTTATGATGCTACTGGCAATACCAATATTCCTCAAGTTGCTGTCAACGCAGACAGCCATGGATTGACAGCTGGCGAATATGTCAGTATGCAAAACCAAGCTAGTAGCAACGCTGAAGGCGTGAGCTATGTTTACTATGCCAATGACAATAACTTTGCTTTCTATCCACGAAGATTACCAAATTTGGCACCAGGTTATCCGTTGAATCAATATGACAGCGTGGTCCGTCAAGCGTTCCCGTACACTGGTGCTGATCTTGACATCGCCAGCATTGTCAGCGACGGATTAACGCCTAGTACTATCACCGTAACAACTACGTATGCTCACGGTCTGGTCCCAGGAACTCCAATTTTGGTTGCGCTGTCGTCAGGAACAAACCAGGCCTATGCTACCGGCAGTTTCTTTGTTACTGCTGTGCCCAGTACCACTACTTTTGCCTACACTGCCAAATCAGGTGCAGCGGTAAGCGGTAGCCTTGCAGGTGTTATCAACGTTCGTAGCAATGCTGCATTCTTACCAAGACCGTTTGATGGTGGTGTTGTATTGAGCACTGGTACTCCTACTCGAGGAGCAGCCGCTGTTCGACAGACCAAGAAATATTTCCGCTATCAATCTGGTAAAGGTATCTTGTTTACATCAGGTAGTATGCTCAAGCCCACATTTGACATTGCAGGAATTGTAGCAGCAGGAACCGCGGCTGGTAGCAACATTACCGTTACTACAGACCTAGAACACGGACTCAACCCTGGAGCAACTATTACAATCAGTGGTGTAACCACCTCAGGATACAATGACACCAACTACACAGTAACCAGTATCGGCAGTGATATCAGCTTTGTAGTTCAAGCACAAAACACCTTAGGCAGTGTTGCACCTGAGTTGGGTCAACAACCACGAATTTCTGTGACACAATGGCACGGTTCTAGTGTACGAGCCGGTATCTTTGATGATCAAAACGGTTTGTTCTGGGAACACAACGGCCAAACACTGAACGTGGTACAACGTTCAAGCACCTTCCAACTAGCTGGCCTAGTGTCAGTGGGTGTGGGATCAAATTTGGTAACAGGTGATGGCACTTGCCGTTTCCAAGACCAACTCAACAACGGCGACATAGTTGTTATACAAGGTATGACACACACAGTGACATCAGTGTTGGACAACAATCGTATGACAGTGGTGCCTACATTCCGCGGAGTGTCCAATCAAGTACGTGTAAAAATGGCTCTTCGCCAGGAAATTCGCGTGGTTCAAGACGATTTCAACGTTGATACATTGGATGGTACAGGACCCAGTGGTTTCACTGTAGACGCAAACAAAATGCAGATGTTGGGAGTAGAATATTCATGGTACGGTGCTGGCTATGTACAATGGATGATTCGAGGCCAACAAGGTACTATGATTCCTGCGCATCGTAGACCCAACAACAACTTGAACAACGAAGCATACATGCGTTCAGGTAACTTGCCTGGTCGCTACGAAGCAGTCAATGAAACTCCAGTGTCAAGTTTAGATGGCGCAATCAATGACAGCCAAACTACTATAGACTTGCGTGATGCTAGCCAGTATCCTGCAGCCAGTGTTACCTATCCTGTGTTTGTGATGATTGATAGTGAAATTATCAAGTATTCAGGCAAGAGCGGAAACACACTCACAGGAGTTACACGAGCAGCTACATTCGACCAATGGGTAGATGGAGCTAGTCGTAGCTTTACTTCTAGTGCTGCCGCAAGCCATACAGATAACACTGGTGTAATCTTGATCAGTAATACCTGTGCTCCGTTGGTCAACCACTGGGGTAGTTCAGTGATCATGGACGGTAATTTTGACGGCGACGAAGGTTATCAATTTACATTCAACCGTACCAACTATGGTTTGCCAGGTACCATTGGCGCAAAGCAAACAGTGTTTGCCATGCGATTGAGTCCTAGTGTAAGCGATGGTATTATTGGTGATTTGGGTGTACGCACCTTGATCAATCGAGCCCAACTAACACTGAGCAATCTCAACATTCAAGTAAGTGCTGGCCGATACTTGGTTGAAGGTATTCTCAACCCCAACAACATTGATTCAGCTAATACCACTTGGTCAGGGCTGAACAATTTGGGTGGAGGATTCCAACCTAGTTTCACACAGTTTGCAACTGCTCCGCGATATACCGGTGAAACCACAGGCGGTGTAACATCCAGTTTGTTTGGTACTACTGGCGGCTTCTCCAAGTCAGGTACCAAAGTGCTGTTTGGCGGATCAGCGATTAGAACCTTCAGTGGATTAACGTTGACCAACGTGTCAAGCTCAGGGTCCTCAGCCAACGTCACAGTACAGTTAACGGCTTCTGGTACAAGTTACACTAATTCAACCACTCAGATCTCAATACAAAATGCTGGTACAGGTTATGCTGTGGGAGATACTGTGAAGATTTTGGGCAATGCGTTGGGTGGGGGCACCCCGTCTAACGATTTAAACATGACCATTCAAGCTATTACCACTGAACTAAGTGGCGGCGAAAGGCTGTTTGCTATCCCGATATCTACTACCAATTCGGGAGTGCTGGATTTGAGCTCAGTTAAACAGATTGGAACCAGTGGTATACCAGGCACAGGAACCTATCCCAACGGACCTGAAGTGTTGGCAGTGCAACTTACCGCATTGACCACACAGTCAAGTCCAGTGGGAGAAGTTCAATTGCAATTCCAAGAATCTCAAGCCTGATCAGGCCTGTTTGGAAACAACAAAATCCTGCGCAACACGCAGGATTTTGTTTTGTACTGTGTCCATATTCACAGTACTCCAAAGCCCGGGATGCAAAGGTTTGGGCCATGTGCCTTCGTCAATCCAGGCATAGCCCAAGTGCTCGTTGTTGAGCACAGGAACAAATTCATCATCTACCACACATACAAATGTGTGATATACAAACTTATTGTCAGCTGAAGTAAATTTTTCAATGGGTACCAGTCGACGATATGCAGGAAAGCTACCTAGCTCTTCGATGCATTCTCGCTCCATGCCACCTAGCAAGGTTTCACCTGGTTCAATTTTACCACCTGGCA